CCTTTCCATACTTGATAAATTATAAATTGATTTAAAATGTATTGTTAATTTATAATGTATTTTAAATCAATTTTTATTTTTATTATCTAAAACTGTGACCCTTCTGAGTTTTTATATGGGTCATCTAATTGTAATTCACCTCCTTTATATGGAAACAATTTCAATAAATTCGTATTATAAATTGAAAAATTTGGATCATTACAATTATTACCTCCAATTCTATTACCGCCTCTAGTTTTTTTGTGTTTTTTACTTTTTTTACCTTTTTTTGTCCCTTTTCGTTTTTTTTTTGAACCACCCAAGTCAGCAACAGTTAATTTTCTTCTTTTAGACTCTTCACTATTAATAAGTTCATTGTGTAGTTCATCTTCTCTATTTTGTCTTTTAATTTCTTCTGGATCCATAGGTGTAGAAGCAAGACTTCTTATTATATTGTTTCTTTTCATTTCTAATTCAGCATTTTGGATTTTTTGTATTTCTCTCTCTCTCGTAATTTTATTATATTCATATAATCTTCTTAATTCATCATCTGTCATAGGAGTAGCATCTTTCAAAAAATCCTTTTTAATTTGTTCTTTGGTTATTTTACCTCCTCCAGGTCTGCTATATTTTTTAGTTTTTTTGTACTTTTTACCTTTTACTTTTTTACTTTTTGGCATCAAGTATATATTATTAATTTATATAAATTATAATTTATAATTTATATAAATTGTGTTTTATATTTTATAAAATAATGTTTACATTTTATAAAATTTATTACCATATAGTATCTTAAAATCCACCAGGAAATCTCACAAGGTTGGCACCAATACCAAAACCAGCACCTGATCTAGCAGTAGCACCCATAGATGGTATATATGTATCTAAAATACTAAATGTAGCAGCGGCAGTTAAAGCAATCAAAATAATTTCCTCAATATTCAATGAACGTTTAGGAATAGCGTAGGCAGCAATAGCAACCATTAAACCTTCAACAAGATATTTAATTATTCTTTTAACAAGTTCACCAACATTAATTAAACCTTCCATTATAATAAATAAAAAGAAAAAAATATATTTGCGATAAAAAACTTAAATAAATTACTTTAATTAAATTAAATGAGACAACAACAAACAAAAGAAAAGACTTCTAAAAAACCAACATTTGAGAGAAAAATGAATAATGGTAAACAAAATTCTAAATATGTAGACTTACTAGAGGAAGATAAGCCAATTGCGGGGCAAAAATTTGCTTGTGTTTCTTTTGTTTCTCCTGAAAATATTTTAAAACAAAAAGAAATTTTCTTTTTTGAGGAATTCCTAAAGAAGTGGGATTTAAATAAATCTATGGAAAAGTTCGTACAATTTTTAAATTTTGTTTCTTTTAAATACAACATGTCTTTTGATGACTTAACAAATGATTTTAAAGAGTTTGTTAAGGAGGAAAAAGAATCATTATCAAAATCAAGTATGAGAGATGAATATAAGACTTATCTTGATAATAATGAAGAAGAACTTGAAAAATCATTTGGTATTGAAAACCAATTTCAAACTTCTACAAGAGGATTAAAGATAAGAGGTGTATATCCAACTTTAGAAGAAGCTGAGTTGAGATGTAAAATGTTAAGAGAACTTGATCCTAATCATGATGTATATGTTGGACCTGTTGGATTATGGATGCCATGGGAACCTGAGGCTTATAAGACTGGTCGCGTTGAGTATATGGAAGAAGAATTAAATCAATTGATGCATGAAAAGACCAAAAATGAATCTAATGCCAAAACTGCTTTCGACCAACGTGTTAAGGAAACAAAACAAAAAGCAATTGAGGAAAATATCAAGAATGCTGAGAAGTCCGGAAACACATTAACTCAATCAATTGATAATGAAGGCAATTTAATTGGTGTTACCAGTAATAGCACATCTTTTACAAAAGATAATGAAACAATTACTACTGATGATATCCGTTCTGAGCTCTTTGAAGGAGATAATATTGTAACGGGAAATACAGACCACGGTCAAAGCCAGCTTATTAGTGGTCCTTTTGCTACTAAAAAAGATTAAGATAAACTTAATATAATATAGTAATTCGTAATTAATATATTATATACATAAAATTAAAAATATAAAACTTTACATATTACATTCAAAAAACATTTTATCTTCTACATTCGCAATATGCGATAACACACTTGCTTCATGATTATTATAACATTTTGTTTTCAGTTTATCAGATTTACAAAAGGTACATTGTTTTTCATTATTACAGTCATCTTCCGAAATTATATTTTCACAATTTACTTCATTAAATTCATTTGTAAGTGAATCAAACATTTTACACCATTGACCTGTTTTCATAAAAGGCTTTACTAATTCACTAGCACGCGTTGAGTTTATTTGAATTTGTAAAGATTCTAATTGAGAAGAACAAGCACCCCAAGTAGCACTCGAAGAATAACCATTAGAATTTCCGAGTGTTTGGTACGGTTGCCAATTTAAATCTAATGTATCTTGGACTACACAAGTACAATAATCCTTACTGGATGAATGACTACAACAATTCTTTACATTTTCTGGATGATGTTTAGGGCAAGCAGAGAGAATGGTTCCCGTCGCCTTTTTACCATCTTTGGCAATACAAATTTTTTGACCGCACGCTGTACTACATTGAGGGGCTATTCCATCAGAACATTCTGATACTTGAACTCCAAAAGCGGTACACTTATATGTAACACCACCGCCATTACCACACTTACACGAAGTAGAAAATATCCCTTCTGTAGGTGCGACAATATCACTGCTGTAACGACCACAAACAGTTCCACATTCACCATCGTTATGGCAAGTTACAATATAAGTAGAAGATACAGTTCCCGCTACAAAAAATAACGCTGTAATGAATAAACAAAACATTTATATATCTAATATATAAATGTTTCTAAATATTTTAATTAATATTGTAAAATAATCAAATGTGTAAAAACACAATTATATAATAATAAAATTTTACCATTTACTTTTTTTTACATTAATTTTTGGGCCTGCGCCACGTTTTTTAATTGAATTTGGGTCATATTTCTCATCTTCATCATCATCTGTGATTCCTTTGGATAATTCCCAGAACTCTTTGGAGCCTAATTTGAAATCATTATGGTTCTCTGCTTTATACCAAAAAACTTGGTCTTGAAGTTTATTAGATTTTGAGTTGTTATTTATTACCAAGCACTCATAATTTTCCGTACATTGGTCCATTACCTGACAAAATGATTCAAATGTTGGGAACATTCCAGCATAATTTTCATAAATTCTTTTTCTATTCGCAATATAATTCTCTCTTAGAATAAAAACAAAATCGATATTTGTTCTTAAAGTTGGAGGAATACCTAATGGATATTGCATTGTTATCACTAACATTATCTTCCAATGTCTGCCGTTCATAAATAAAAGACGCATTAATTTATCTCGCGTCCAAGTAGCATCATATAGACAGTCATCTAAAATTACAAATGCTCTTGGGTCTATTGTGCTTTTTTTAAATGTTTCCATTTCTTTTTTTATCTGTTTTAAAACCGTGCGTTGTCTTTTTAAAACATTTTCTATAATTGCTGTGTTGTACTCATTATGAATAAAGAGTTTTGGAACCATTTTGGTATAAAACCCATTTCCTTCTTCTGTGCCTGAAATTACTGTTCCTATTGGAATATCTTGGTGGTAATAAAGCAAATCGCGAACTAAAAATGACTTTCCAGTATCCCTTTTACCTAGTAGGACTACGACAGGACCTTTATTTTCGTTAGGCTTAAAGCTAATAGATTTCATATCAAACTTTTTTAATTCAAGAGACATATATTATATTTAACTTTTTTAATGAAAAAAAAATACGCATTTAATTTTTATTATTTCTAGTTATTTAAATATTTTGATTATAAAATAATTGTATTACTTCTAGTGTTTTATCTGTTTTGTTTTCTGATTGAGTCCAATAATTAATTTGGTCTCTTAAACATTCTAAACGATTATTCCATTCTTTTTTATATTCAATTTTAACTATTCCAGTTTTTTTTGTAATACTCCAACAAGACCTAACGCGCTCATTATTTATATTAACATAATCATCTGGATTAAACCTGATAAATATAATAGGTCTATGTCCTAAATCTTGTGATAGTTCCATTAATCTTTTATTTTCACAAGAGCAATCATATTTATTATGCTGATTTTCGTCTACTTCTACAATAACAATTTGATAACCTAAATCAATCAATAAATCTGGACGCTTGGAAGAACATCCATCTTTTACTTGTTTATCCGCAAACCAAGTAAAATTTGGAAACCATAATTTAACAAATTCTACCACCACGTATTCCTTTGTTTTATAATTTTTTGCTACTGGTTTATCTGGAAAATTATAAATATAACATCTTAAACAATAACCTTCATATTTATCTTGAGGTCTTGTACCACATAAATGTGTTTTACATCTTTTATGAGTAACATCAACCATATTATCTTTTTTACATTGAATACAATAATTTGGGTTTAATCCTTCAAAATTAAAATTTGGTTGTGCTTTTTTACAATAGCATAATTTATTTCTACTTACCATACCATTTAATTTACAACTAACACAATATTTTGGTATTAATCCCTCAAAATTAAAACTTGATTGAGCTTTACCACAATAACATATATTATGTGTTACATCTATCATTTCATCAGTTTTACATTTCGAACAAAATTTAGGTTTCAACCCTTCAAAATTAAAATTTGGTCTTGAACCACACGCACATTTTGGATTTCGCATATCAATCATATCTGGTAATTTACATTCAAAACAATACTTAGGTCTCAAACCTTCATAATTAAAATTTGGACTTGTTAGTTTCTTACAAAAGCATCTCTCATCAACAACATTAATCATATTTTCACTTTTACAAGAATTACAAAACTCGGCTTTCAATCCTTCAAAATTAAAAGTAGGTCTAACTTTTCCGCAAAAACATTTTTTTCTATTCGTCTCTATCATTCCTTCTTTTTTACAAGAAACACAACAAATTGGTTTTAATCCTGGAAAATTCCATCTAGGTTGAGAACTATTACATTCACATTTTTTATTTAAAACATCTACCATATCGGACTCTTTATGAGCCGCACAAAATTTTGCTTTTTCGCCTAAAATATTAAATGTAGCCTTTTTAGTACAATTAGAGCAAATAGTCATTTTTTATTTAATTTAAATAATATAATATTAACTATTTCATTTCAATTTTAAAATTAATATAATTCAAACTATTTCATTTCAATTTTAAAAAGTATATTTAACAATAAATAAGTTTAAATAGTAGAGAATTTATATATTAAATAGCTAATGATGGTTGAGCTAAATTATCAAAAAAGGAAAAATGTAGAACTTTTCAAAGGTTTAGAAGATTCGAAAACTCTATTTCTCTCTAAAACTCAGAATTATATTCCCATTTATAAAAGATTTTTTTCGTTGAACGATACAAATTGGAACAGTATTAACCTAAACCATAAATGGTATATTTCAAGTA